ACTGGATTAGGTAGAGGTCTATCTAAAGGTAAACCTGTGCCAACTCCGCCTCCTCCATCATCTATACCTCCACCTGGACCTCCGATTGATATTGGTTGTATATCTGGTCTGCCTACTAAGGATGGTGGACTTTGATCCACTAAATTGTATCTTCTAGGTCCCCTTGAGAGAATTGCACGAGGATCATTAGGATCTGGATTTATTTCTCTTTGTAGTCTTTTTCTAAACTCTTCTGGACTTGGTGTAGCATCGTATGTTCTTCTAGTAGAACCAACTCCTTGCCCTATGGTTTCTCTCGGTATATATCTTTGTAGTTCTTCGTCTGATAGCTCTAATAATTCAGCAGCGGTTAATCCTGTTTGAGGTCGAGGAGTTCCGCTTCCAGGTACTAAGGGTTGACCAAAAAGTTTTAGATCTGGTGATGTAAATTTGGTGGTTGAATTGGTAAAGGTCGTAAGCCACCTGGAGGTGCAACTGGCCTACCAATTGATATTGGGCGTGGTCCTCTGCCACTAATCGGTCTAAAGGGTACACCTCTACCTACGGGTAGAGCTCTTGATCTGCCTCCAATTAATTTTTTTAACAAAGCCATTATGACAACCTCTTATCAGTATCTTCAAACATGTCCATAAGCATACCTAAGTTCTTAGCACCTTTTTCTCTGTTCGGTTTACCGTCTGGTGTCAGCATAATTGAATCTTTAGATTTAGATATATCAAAAGCACCAGCGCCATTATTTGCTGAGGCGGTAAAAACATACTCACCATCACTCAACATAGCCGGTATATCATCAGATGTGCCTGTACCAATACCTATTGTTGGCCCACCTACTTGACGGTAATCTAATTCAAATAAATCTGGGTTGAGTGGTCCGCCATTTGCAAATCCTGGTCTACCCATAGCTGTACCGCCGTATGCCATTCCTGGTCTTACTCCTAAATCAAACCCTTGGAATACGGGCTGAGGAGCTAGATCTGGTCGTCTTGAAGCTCTAATGTCACGTAATCCACCAACTCTATCTTCAGCTGCTCTTTTTGTAGCTAATCCATATAAAGCTGCTAATGCTGCTAGACCACCTCTTGAGTCACCCGTCTGTTGTCCTTTAATAACATCCTCAATACCTTTTACTGGACCCGGAGTATCAAAACCAAAAAAACTACCTCCATCTCGCACCGGATCTGATTTTTTACCTTTGAAAAAATCTTCTATCAAGCCGAGCCTACTTTGTCCTGGAGTGCCGCCAAATAAATTAAATCCTAAACCTGCTTGTTGAGACTGAGGTTGTGTTGCCCTTAATCCTGCAACAATCTGGTCTGGAGTGTAGCCCTGACCATCAGGACCTCTAAATAACCCACTTTCACCCATAGGAGTAAAGTTTTCAGTTATATATCTCATTTCTTCTTGGCTTAATTGATAATTTGGAGCACCATAGCTGGTTGGTATAAAACCACCACTAGGATCCATTTGTTGCTCTACACCAGCTTGCATTTGTCCTGGTTGGAAAAAACTACCTATACCTCTTCTTATGTTTGGTCCTAATTTTCCTCCAGCTATACCTATAGCGTCTTTAGCAGGGTTAAAAAAACCACTTAAACCAGCTCTAAATTTACCACCAGCTCCAAATATTTTTCCTGTTGTTGCTTTTGCTGCTCCCTTACCTAGAAAACCTGCTAGAGGTCCAGCACCTGCAAACCCTGCTATACCTAATGCTGGAACAACAATAGGTGCTACTTTTTTTACTACTTTTTTGAGTTTTTTACCTAATTTTTTAAGAAATCCAAACTCAGCCATACCTGTAATTGGATTAATTGACATACCTTGACCTACAGTATATTCATTTGGATCAAGCCCTACAGCCATCATTTCTTGTTGTATGGCTTGTTGTGTTAGTGGAGATATTACCGGCGGAACTACCATTTCTCCTGGTGCAACGTGGGCCAGCATACTATCCTCGTTTCTACCTAATCTTGCTATTCCTTCACCTGAGTTATCAATTTTATTCATGCTCAAATCATTCCTCGTTACATGTTAACCAAAATACCAAAAGGTATCTATCTCCTGATTCTACTGCTAGCCCTCTATGCATATGCGTAAAACTAGGAAAAATTAGAGCGTGGCCTGTAGGTAATGGCTCGACTGTACCACGTTTTAAAAACTCAGTTCCGCCACCTTTGTACTTTCCGGTATTCAAAGGAACTACCATACTTATATCGGCACTTGCATCATGATGCCAAGCACCTTGTTTTTTATCCTTTAAATTATAATTAGCTATTTGTATTCCGCCACCATCTACGTAGCGATTCCAAATATTTAAAAATATCGGATTTCCTATAGTATATATCGTTTGCATCAAAGAATAAAAGATTTCTGGACAATTATCTTGAAAAGTAATTTCTGGTATTTGACGTAACTCATCCTCTTCTGCATTAGGATTAAAGCCAAAATGAGCCTCTAAACTCTTCATTTCATCTAAAATTATGTTGCAAAACTTTTCTGAAAAAAAAGGTACTGTATACACATCTTTTAAAGGCTCTTTTATTATTTTGTCTAGTTTTGTGTTTTCTCTTGGTTTCGTGCCGCTATCTTTATAAAATTTAACTATAGGCTGTATAGAATCTTTAACTGCGTTGAAAGTATCTTTTTGTATATACCAATCAGCAGGATACTTTAGCAAAAGGTTTTTAATTTGGTAATTAAGATCTTCTGCTGTATTACTCATAAAGTTATTGTAGTAGAACCTGCTATATTTACTGTAACCGTTCCAACATTAGATGTCATTTCAAACCCTTTATTTAAAGTCCTATCTCCTATATCAACCCATTTATTACCTGTATAGACCTGTAAAACACCAATAGTTGTGTTCCAAACAATACTACCATCATTAAACTGAAGTGTATTTTTTTCTTGGTCATTAATTTGTCTTACATTATCTAAATCAATTGCGCCTAAATTTATTTCAAGTAACCTTATAAGACGGTTGAAAAGCTCTGGAGATACGTCATTTTGGGCTAACGGCAACTGAGTCTGTAGCAACTTACTCATCTCTTACCGTCTGGTTTTATATCTATCCTAGTAGCTCCTAAACGCCACCCAACGCCTAAATTACCGTTATTATCTGCGTCGTCGTTAGATTCAATTCGTAGCGCCATTTGCCTTGCTCTAGCTCTTATAAAAGATTGTTGTGTCGTGCTTTTTATTTCATTAGTTGAGTTAGTGGTCAAAGAGTCGCCAGGAAAGTTTCTTGTTTTTACAACTACATTCACAGAGCAGTCATTTTGGTTTTCTATAAATTTAAAATCAGGTATTACCCTGCGGGCAAAAGCAAACTGATCACCATCCCCAAGATCAAAATCAGAACTCTCAATAAAAACACCAGTCATAGGTGCTCCATCATCATCAAATCCTATTTCTTGTTTATACAAAAACCCACCACTTACAGCTCTAGGGTAATTTTCTATACCTGAGTCTAGCCAAGCAGTTCTGTTTAATTGACCATAGACCCAAGTCTGCTCTAAATAATTATAAATTACGTATCTGTCTATTGTGTTGCTGCCAGATGAACAATAGAACCAGCCAACTTCATTTTTATCTTTTATAGTAAACGCATGTATCTTAAATGATTGATCTAGATTTATATCGTCAAATACATAATTATGAACAGAACATGGCAAGGTGTTTACAGAGCCGTTATACAAATAAAAATTGTTATAACTCATAAAATATACTGCTGAAGGTGCCGTTACTGCCGCTTTTGGTGACACTAAACCAGTTCCTTCATTTATTAAGTTAACTGCAAAAGTAAACGGTGGGCCAATAAATTGCATACTATATAAAGCTGTATCGGTCCAGACTAAAATTTCTTGTCTAGACTTTACAGCACCAATAATAGATGAGCCTGATGACAATCTAAGTGAACCAGCCGTATTGGTAGATTTTGGTTCAAACTCAAGTTCGTTTTCTTGATCACTAAAAGCAATTAACATGGGATCTACTGTGCCTGTTCTAGACGTGCCACTAATAGGATCTGCTCCTAACACAATTAGATGTCTATCAATTTCAGAAGTAATTACTTGTAATGCCTTTGTTGGCACTAAATTAGCTCCTGAAACAGTTGATAAATTTACGGCTCTTGTGCCAGTACCGCCTGATTCTAACCATCTAAAAATACCAGCATTCCTTTGATTTATAATTAAATTTTCACCAAAATTATCATGTGTCCAAAGCCGTAGTTGATTTGTATCTGACAGAGCAGCAGCTTGCCCAAAAGCACCTACACCCCAACCATTTATGCCCCAACCAGTTCCAGGCACATATACATCTAAACCAACATTAACTTGATATGCACCAACAACTGAAGATCCACCATTACCAGTATCAGAAGAGTTTGCTGTTACTGTTGTACCACTGGTGTCTTTAGCTTCAATCGTATAACTGTTTGCATTTACCACAGTAGCTACTTGATATTCTTGATTTAGAACTGCTGCTGTAATATTACCACCAAGTGAAGATGCGCCACTAAATGTGACAAAATCGTTCTGCACTGCACCATGAGCAGTATCTGCAACTGTAATCGTAGCATCACCATTACTTGCAGAAAAAGTTACATCACCAGCACTTGTAGTTGTTCTGATTGGCGTAATATCATTAAAATTTAAACCTTCATTAATATAATATTTTAGATGCGTGCCTAAACCTAAATATTTAGCACCCTCTAATGAGATCCAAGCGTGCAAAGCTCGAGCTGTACCTAAGTAAGTATTTGATGTAACTTTTTCCCAGCCTGCAAATTTTTCAGGTCTGCCTTTCCTAAACCTTACAAGATTACAATCAAACCAACCGCCTTCATTATCGTATGCGGTGCCCTCTCTATTTATTCCTGGTTTAAATACTGTTTTTTGTAATGGCATATACTAAACCTCGTGCCATTCTTTACCTTCAAACAGTAAAGATTCTGCTAATCTTCTGCGCTCTAAGCCTGGTAAAACAACTTTTTCTCCATTTACACTTGCTTTATTCCATTTACGCATTTGATGTGGCACTTCATCTTTTTTATTTTCATTAAGAACTTTAAGCATAGTGCTACTATTAAGGTTAGAAGGACCTAAGTTATAAGTCCAAGCTACCAAAGCATCAAATTCATTTTGTTGTAATGGTACAATTACAGCATCACTTACATAAGCACCATACACAGGCAATTCCTCATTTAACCACTGATCAGCTTGTTCTTGTGTACAATGGTCGCCTTCTTTAACATTTTTTGTTCTGCCGTAAGCTATTGTCCAAACGCCTGCACTGCATTTATAGGCTTCTAGCTCACACCCTTCAAATTTTTTTATTAATTGTTTCCCTTCTTCTGAAATTTGCATTTTAATACTCTCCCCAAATCTTAGTTTTTTTACCGCCGTCATAAGCAACTGCATGACCTTCTTTAATAAGTATTTTACATATATCTTTACCATCTTCTGTATACGGTATACCCAAAATACGCCCATATTTACCTTTTCCTAAAGACTTGACTCTTATCTTTCCAGTGCATAATTCTGCTAATCTTGCTTTTGCCGCTAATCCAAGTTTCTTCTCAGCTAAATCTCTGGTGCGTGATTCAGGTGTATCTATTTGTGCTAATCTTACTCTTTGTTTGTGTAGTTTGACATCAAAGCCAAGATCAAGACAGCAATCAAATGTATCGCCATCAACTATTCTCTCTAATGTTGCATTATAAACAAATGCGTCTGGTGTATTACTCATCAGCCTTATCCTGTTCTGTTGTTACCGTTCTATAATACACTACAACATCTTTTAGTTCAGTTATGTACCTTTTTATTTCTTGCATATTGTAAGCCATAACCTCGTAATCTGGCACGGTCATAGCTAAAAAGACAAGTTCGCCCTCTTGATCTTCTATTACTTGAAACTGCTCTTCAAAATTTTCTGGTGTTATTGTTAACCATCTTACTTCTTTAAGATCAATTTCTCTGGGCATGATAGGTTGCACAATAGTTCTTTCCAGTGGCTTGGCAGTAACTTGTATCTGTTTAGTCGGAATTAGGCTGCAACTGCAAGCCATCATCAAGATCATCAACAGTAACGCTGATTTTCTCGATGTCTTCCATAATATGTTTTGTGCCATTATTTATCTTCCTTTGCATTTCTACAGGATCAGTAAGTATTTTAGCTGTTAATTGATAGTTTTGTATAAATTGAGTATATCTATTGAGCTCTCGCTGTGCCGCTTGGCTTTTAAGAGTCATGTTTTGGAGTTGGGTAGCTTGTAAAGCAAAATCATTTTGCAGCGTGCTTATAGCCTCTTCTTGTGTTGCAATCGCACCCTCTAAGGCAATATTGTTTGCTTTTATGGTATTGTTTTCGTTATAAAGCCAATAACAGCCAATACCTAATACCAAAATAATACCTAGCAAGATTTGTTGCATTATAAATCCTCAATAATGTAGTTTAAGCCGCTAGCACTACGATACTCGACTATTTTATTATTTTCGCTCCTAAATTTCAGGTGTTTTTCTTTTTGAACAATAATTTTTTTTGTAATATATGATTTATCATCAGAATCACCATACTCTTTATTAAAAGATACGGTTACTTTATACCTAGTTGCAAATAAATATTGATACCACGCAACTAACTTTTGCCAAATTTTTTTTAAACTGTCCATATAGCTAGTTTGTGTCTTTTACCTTTAACATTAATAGGTTTTAATAATTTTAATACAATTTTACAATTTTTTGCAGTTCTATAACCTACTAAAATATCCTCGCCAACTTCTTTAGTTGCTGACTCTAGCCTTGCGGCAGTGTTTACAGGATCTCCGATTGCAGAATAATCAAACCGACTATCAGATCCCATATTACCTACCACTGCCTCTCCAGACTCTACACCCACACCAATAGCAACAGGGGTAGAAAGAGTTTTATTAAGTTCAGCTATGCCTTTTTGTATGTCAATCGCAGCTTGCACCGCTTTTGTTTCGTGGTCTTCACAATCTAACGGCGCTCCAAATATAAACATACCTGCATCACCTATAAATTTATCAGTCATACCGCCTAAATTTTGCACTGCGTTTACCTGAACAGTCAAAGTTTTATTCATTATGTCAGTAACTTTTTCTGGCGGTAACTCCTCACTCAATGAGGTAAAGCCACGTAAATCTGTAAAAACGTAACTGCAATATTTTTTTTCGCCACCAAGTTTCAGCAAGCTAGGATTGTCTTGTAGTTGTTTTACTTGTCTTGGATCTAAATAATGTTCAAACTGTTTTTTAATTTGTTGGCGTAATTTATATTGTTCACGGTAGTTTACATAAAAAGCTGTTGCGCTTGTGAGCACTTGCGAGACAAAAGTCCAAGTAAAATCTAATAAAATACCCTGTTTTATCAAAAAAACGCTTGAGAAGCCGTTAGTAAGCAGCAAAACTCCAGCGAGACTAATACCCTTAACTACTCCAAGATAATTGATTGAAAGCCACGTCAGAGAGACAAAAATTGCAAAAATTAAAATTTCTAACGCAAATGCAAAATCGGGTATGTATGGACTGTCAGGTATCAAAATTGACTCAGATAAAGCCGCTTGAATCTTGTGTGGTTCTAACAAACCAATAGGTGTCGCAACTTGAGGCATGATGCCATTAGCGGTTACACCAATAAAAACAAACTTATTAGCAACATCTAGTTCTTCTAATGTTGTCTCTGGCGTATCAACCCAGCTTATCCACTTACGCCCGAGACTGTCTGTTTTAACTGGCGCTAAACCCTGTACCGTTATTTCTTCAATACCATTATCATTAGTTTTTATAATGTAAGTATTGTTGCCAGCCAGCATTTTCATTACCTCAGTACCGAAAGCAGATACGAAGCCATCTGGAGTTCTAAGTAATAGTGGTATTCTGCGGACTAACTTATCAACATCTACGGGAGCAGTAGCAATACCTTGATCCGCAGACAGTTTAAGTACATCAATATTCTGCACTACTCCCTGACTCATCATACCACCCACATCTGGGCCCAGCAAAACCGTGCCAGAAGTTTGAGGGTATGATCCGTTTGGATTTTCAAACATAGCAAGAACAGACCCGCCATATCCTAAAACCTCAGCAAATATCTCGTCTCCACCCATACGATCCGGTTGTGGAAATGATATGACCCAACCAACCCCTAACGCTCCAGCGTTAAGAATATCTAAATGTATATCGGCCAATCTTTTCCTAGGGAGCGGCCATCCTCCCTCATCTGAAATAAATTGTTCATCTAAATTAAGTATGGTAAAAAAGTTAGAAGGCTCTTTTTGTTCTACAAATGCATCAAAAAATTTTAGTTTTAATATTTCTGTAGGAGTGCTTTGAAATATAAGCGGCAGTGATAATAGTATTGCCAGTAATAAATATACTTTATATTTCATTAACAAGGCATCCTATGTCCATCAACATGTATATTGTTAGGGCACCATGATGTAGTGTTGTTTAGGTGGTGATTTCTAATTACTGTTCCTGTGAGGGCAAAATTCATCCAAGTATACCCGTAGGTGTCTAAGTTTTGTCCTGCTAGACCTGCAAAAACAAGTTTATGAATCAGTAAATTATCTAAATGCGGACGCTCGCCT